AATATCGCCCAACCCAACGGGAAGATCTGATCCCCTTCGGTGCGCAGGCGGTTAAACAATGAGTTTTCAGTTGTTCCCAGCCATTCCGCCGCCTCGTCATATCCGCCCGGCAGGTCGGTAATCGTCTTTTTAATCGCGGCCACCAGCCAGGCTGGCTGACGTTCGACTTTCCACATTGGTTCGTTACCCACGGCTTACCTCTAATATCTGTGGTAATAATTAAGCTGCTGAATCTTTAGACTTATGAAAAATGTCAGGGCGTAATCTTTCTTTTGAAACACCGGTGGCCTTTTCAATCAGCGCAGAAAGTTTTGCTGGGGGTCTTTTTTCTCTGTTAAGCCAGTTCCAGACTTGTTGTTGCTTCACCAACCGCCCTGAGTCAACGGTAAGCTTGCGCGCCAGCTCTGATTGGCCGCCAGCCAGAGCTATTGCCTCTGAGAGAGCTAACTGCTCGGGAGTCATAATTGTTCTCCTGTGTAAAAGTAAAAGTTGTCGTCAGTATCGATTATACAACTTCAACAACTTTTACCACAACTTTTAGGTGTTGGAAAGCTAAAACATAAAGTTGTAATCTCGCCATAAACAAGGGGGGGAAGTTGTGAATACACTGGCGGAAAGATTGAAAATTGCGAGAGAAAAGGCAGGATTAAGCCAGGCACAACTAGCTGAGGCTATTGGGTTGTCGCAACAATCAGTCGCAAAGATCGAGAATGGAGATACGTTGCAACCACGGAAGATAAAAGAAATCGCTAAGGCACTAGATGTAAGTCAAAAGTGGTTGCAGCTCGGTATTGAGGAGAACGCTTCGCTTTCTGATTATGTCGTTGAAGAAGCAGAAGGTGCCCGTTTAGACCCTGAGCTTTTTGCTGATATACCAATACTGGATATTGAGCTATCTGCAGGAAACGGGTGTGAAGCCGAGGTCATAGAATCTGTAATTGATTGGTTCCCACTTCGTAGAATCGATTTAAGAAAGGCTGGTGTTAGCGCAACAAATGCTAGGATTGTAAAAATTTGGGGTAATAGTCTATTACCAGTTCTTAATAATGGCGATCATGTTGCTGTTGATACTTCTCAAACCAACCCCATCCGAGATGGTGACTTATATGCTGTTAGAGATGGAGTTTTGCTTAGAGTCAAGGTGCTAATCAGCTTGCCAGACGGGGGGCTGATTATAAGAAGCTTTAATAAAGATGAGTACCCAGATGAAATACTCACCTTCGATGAACGCCGCGCGCGAATACACGTTATTGGTCGAGTATTCTGGTCATCACGTACGTGGTAACACATCAAAGAGCATCTCTTCCGAGATAATCTTTAGTTTTGCGCCATTATCATCACGATAGCTAACAGCTTTCTCTATCTTTTTCCCATGACTGGAAAACTTCCAGTCTCGGGATGAGAGAGTGCCAATTACAAGGAAGTCCAGTTTTTGGGTTATTCCATTGCTAATTTGCCCACCTGCACTCTTGATCAACCCTTCTACCAAGGCGCGCTTACCAGCCACAAAAGTGCCGGTTAAGCAGTAATTTTTTCCTTCAATGTCAACAATGGCACCATTATCAATTGGCAGCCTAGTCGCTAACCCATCAACAACTCCGTTATCCAAATCACATCCAGTGAAGTCAACAAGCGCCTTATGGAGTATTTCACTCTCTTCTTGAGTAATTATTCCATCATCAAGAATATCTTTTACTAGAATATATAATTCTTTTCCTGGGTAGTTATTCTTAAGTGTTCCATTTTGAGTAAGCCACCAATCGAGATACCTGATTTCTTCTTCTGTTAGTGACCTATCAGAAATTAGCCCCTTACATAATCCATTAAGAAGATGAAGGTCCATTTCAGCAGAATAAAAGTCTATGCCCGGAATATCTAATATTTCTCTTTGTATTTTTATCAGACTACCTTTAAGGTCTTGTCTTTCTTCTTCAGTAATTATCCCATCAGCCAAAATATCAGAGACTCTCGCCGATAGACTCTTAATAACACCATTTCTTATAATCTGGTTTGCTTCAAGTAACCACGTATCAAGATAAAGAATCTCCTCATCTCGGACAACACCATCAGCAACAATTCCATCAATTATACTAATTAGGTTAGCAAAAAGCTTATCTCTATTATGTGTGTAGTTAAATACGTAAAGCTTGTCTTCCATACTGCCTCCTATTTTTTGTACATCCTTACATTCAACTCCAATCCAATCAAACCACATAAAGTTGTTGACACCTTGCCTTTCCACAACTAGATTACAACTTAAAGGTGTTGAAAGATGCGTGATGAACTAAGGCAGACAACATTCAATCCCGATAAGCACCCTTGCGAGGATGTTTATCGGGACTGGAAGAGTTACCACTTGGAGACGGTCCTGATAAATGTCCTGGACAGTGGCGCTGACGACGGAGCGATAACCGAAGGTCGAATGCCCGACTGAAGGCAGTGACAGTTCGGAATTAGACGACCCTACGCGGCAATCAGAGGAAGCGCGCAGACAGCAGGGAAAGACCGCCAGACGTTCAACTGTGAAAACGGAGAGATGCCAGCTCCCTCGACGGCAGTGACGGCGGGAAGTAGACCGCTGACAGCTGGGAAAGACCAGCACACAACGATGAGGGCACTATCTGTGAATAAGCACACAAGCCAGTCAGCGCGTGATGCCCAACCGATAGCTGTCAGAAGCATCATTTAGTGCTCTCTTCGTTGTGGTAATTGCGGCTATGCGCACGTGACGAGACCACCAGCTTATTCAACTTTAAAAATGAATATGTCTCTTGATTAGTGTTCGTCGCCGGGAATGGTCGACCCGGCAGGTGGAGGCACCACCGCCACAACTTCGTGTATGGAGATAACTTACTGACGGTGGCAGCCGTCACAATGAGGTAACCATGAGTAATGATCGCATGACCGTAGTGCCCGATTTTCTGGGCGAACTGGATGCCGGCGTGTTCATGAACAAAATCGCCGCGGCGCTTAACAACACCGCGCTCGGCGTTCTGAACAACGGCAATAAGGGCAAAGTTACGCTTACCTTTGACTTTGAGCGCATGGGCAATTCCGTAGAAGAGAAGCGCGTCAAAATTAAGCACAAGCTTCAGTACGTCACCCCGACACCGCGCGGCAAGGCAACCGAAGAGGACACCACTGAAACCCCTATGTGGGTTAACAAAGGCGGCAAACTCACCATCCTGCAGGAAGATCAGGGGAACCTGTTTAGCCTCGGCGGTGAACCAGACGGAAAGCTGCGCGCGGCGAAGTAGGCCGCGATTGATTGACCACGTTTTAATTTTTCTACATCTACTTTTAAGGAATTGTTATGACCCAGCTTAATAGCGGCGCGATCCAGGACGTTCAGAAACTCACCCTCTCCGCTTACTCTTTGGATAAAGTCCGCGAGACCGCATGCCCGACAGCGCTTATCCCTGATGGTGTCAGAATTGAAAGCCTGGAGGATTTTGACCTCGAGCGCTATCGCTTCCGCGGCACAATGGAAACGACCAGCATTGACGACTTTGCCCGTTACTCCACCGGCTATTCCAGCGCTGAAACTCCGGCTCGTTGCTTCATTGATGCCGATAACATGCGCGCCCGTTCAATCTTCAACATCGGCACGCTGGCGAACCCAGGGCATGCCGATAACACCGCTCATATCGGCCTGAAAAAAACAGCGCCATTCCGCGCGTTGCTGGCGATTAACGGCGACCGACTGAACCAGAAGCAGATCGCCGAATGGCTGGAAGACTGGAAAGACTATCTGCTGGCATTCGATGCCGAGGGCAACACCATGCAGATCACTCAGGCCGCCCAAGCCGTTCGCCGAGTCACCATCCAGCAGGCTACCCAATCAGATCACGAAGATGGCGATTTCACCGGTAAGAAATCGCTGATGCAAAGTATTGAAGCCAGCAGCAAAGACGTAATGCCGGTGGCGTTCGAGTTTAAGTGCGTACCGTATGAAGGACTGGGCGAACGCGCATTCAGCCTGCGCAACAGCCTGCTCAAAAGCGGCGAACCGTGTTTCGTTCTCCGCATCGTGCAGCTGGAAGCCCAGGAAGAAGCGATCGCCAACGAATTCCGCGATCTGCTGATCAGCAAATTCGACGGCAAGCCAGTAGAAACCTTTATCGGTAAATTCAGCGCGTAATTGCCCTGCCTTAATAGCCCTCCTCCGTGGGGGTTATTAGTGAAGCGTAATTCCGTTAATTATCGCCACCCGGCGAGGGATTCGTGCAACCAAAATCTGCGCGGTGCAGCGCGCCAATATGGAGAAAACAATGAGCTACATTCAGACATTATCCGGTAAAAAATTTAACTACCAGAACGCCACTATCGACGATATCGACATCGAAGATATCGCAACCGCCCTCTCCCACATTTGCCGCTTTGCCGGGCATCTGCCGGAGTTCTATAGCGTGGCCCAGCACTCTGTCCTTGTAAGCCAGATTGTCCCGCCAGAATTCGCCTTTGAAGCACTGATGCACGATGCAGCAGAGGCATATTGCCAGGATATCCCGGCACCGCTGAAAGCCCTGCTGCCAGATTATCCCCGTATCGAAACGCATGTTGA